GGCCTATTCGTCATGAGCACGAATCGCGTCAGAGGCCTCGACGAAATGAACAAGTTTCTCGACGCGCTCCCGGAAAAAATCAGAACGAACGTGCTGCCCGGTGCATTGCTTGCCGGCGCACAACCGGTCAAGGATGCGGCCATATCCATATGCCCGGTCGGCCCGCCGAGCGATGAAGGACGCCGCCTCTATGGACTGCACGAAGGTTCGCTGCGCGACAGTATCCGCGCCGTCCTGCATATCGAGAACGGCGTCGTGATTGCGCGCGTAATTGCGGGCGGGAAAGGTAGGTGGGGCGATGTTTGGTATGCGCACCTGATCGAATTCACCGGGGCGGTCTCTCATGCGATTCGCTCCAGGATCGGAAAGAAACTCCACTTCGGCGGATTGTTTTTTCGATCAGCGAACCATCCAGGCATGCACGCGCAACCGTTTCTCAGGCCCGCTCTGGATTCGCAGGCTGGCGCCGCAGCGATTGCCGCTGGTGAGTACGTCAAGAAGCGGCTCGCCACGAAGGAAGGGCTCGATACGTCGGACGTTAAAATTTCTGCGGAGGATCAACCGTGAAGATCAGAATGCTGAAAGACGTGAACGGCAAGGTGAACGGCGTGCGCATGGGCCCCTATACGCTCTGGAAGGAATACGCCGTGCCGGAGGAAATCGATCGCGAGCGCGCCGAACTTTTCATCGGCTCGGCGATGGCCGAAGAGGTCGTCCCGCCGCCGGTGGTCGAATCGAAGATCGAAAACATTCTTCCGTCCGATCCGGCGCCGGCCGATCTCGAATCAACGATGCAAAGGCGCTCTGCTAGGAAATGAGCGCGGTCAAGGTCATACGCTATTTGCTCGCGAACAGTGCGCCGCTGATCGCCGCGGTGCCGGCGGCGAAGATCATGGCCGGCGTGATTCCGATTGAAACCGTTCTGCCCGCGATCGCGGTGAGCCATATCAGCACCGTCGAGGGCAATACCGTCGCCATGAATGGCGCTACGGTTCTCGCCACGAGCCGCGTGCAGGTGACCGTGCAGACGAAGACCTATGCCGAGCAGGAATCGATCCTGGAACTCGTGCGCAAGGCCTGCCCGGTCTCGCGCGCGACCATCAATGGGGTGATCGTCGATAGCATCATCCCGGACATTGCCGGACCGGATTTCCGCGACGACGAGGCCGGGATTTTCATGCGCTCGCGCGATTTCATCGTCAGATTCACCGAGGCGACGACCTAGCGTCGTTTGCAATTTCTCGTTCCATCGACCGCCGCTGGGCGGTTTTTTATTGCCTGAGCCCAAAAGGAATTCGCCATGACCGCTAAGACCTCCGCGACGACTACCCTCTTCACCTCCGCGGGCGTTCCCGCGACATTCGATTCCGCAGGATATGCCGCGCTCTCATGGACGGCAGTCGGCGAAGTCACGAACTTCGGCGAAATCGGCCGCGAATTCAATCTTGTCACCCACAGCCCGGTGGCGAATCGCGCGACGGTGAAACTGAAAGGGTCGCACAACGAGGGATCGGTCGACCTGCAACTCGCGCTCGATACCGATGATGCCGGGCAGGTACTGATGAAGGCCGCCGCGCTCTCCGACAACCTCTATGCATTCCGCATCACGACTGCGGTTGGCCCACTCGACAAGTATTATTTCCAGGGCCTGGTGATGGGCTGGAAAGTCGGCGTCAAGGGCGTGAATGATGTTACTTCCGCGAGCGCGAAAATCGAGATCGTCACCGCCACCAATGGCGTGACCGGCATCGTCGAAGTGCTCGGCTGATCGCCCACTGACCCACCGAGACTCGTCACGAAGGAAAAATCATGCCCGCACAAAATTCACGTATCGAACTCAAGGTCACGGGGCAACTGGACAACGCGATGGACCTCGGCGCCGCCAGCTATCCCCTGAGTTATACCTATATGACCGCCCTGGCCGATGGCACCGGCGCCAATCAGGCGAAGGAAATTTTCTCGGACACGCGCACGCTCACGGCCAGCGCGAACGAGGATCTGGACCTCTCCGGCGTGCTGCTCGATGCATTCGGCGCCGCGATCCTGTTCACCAAGATCAAGGCGATCCTCATCACGGCGGATCCCGCCAACGTCAACGACGTCGTCGTCGGCGGCGCGGCGACCAATCAGGTCGCGTCCATCTTCGGCGCGGTCACGCATACGATCAAGGTCAAACCGGGCGGCATGTTCGCGATTGTCGCGCCGGACGTGAATGGCTATGCCATCACCGCGGCAACCGGTGATCTGCTGCGCGTCACCAATGGCGGCGCCGGCACCTCGGTCACCTACACCATCATCGTCATCGGCACGACCTGATCGGCCGCCCTCGCACGGACCGGGCTGGTGTCTCCCTTCGCGGGGAGCGCTGGCTCGGCACCGGCGCCACTTCCCGCGAAAGGAAATCATGGACATCAAGAAGTTTGCCGTCGAAGAGACGAGCACTATCCAACTGCACGATGCGGCCGACGAACCGCTGATCGGTGACGACGGGAAGCCGATGACCTGGACGGTCTATGGTCCCGGATCGAAACCATATGCGCGCGCACAAGCGGCGCAACAGAACCGAATGATCGACAAACTCAAGCGCAAGGGGAAAACCGAACAGACGGCCGAAGAAAAAGCGCGCGAACAGGCCGATTTTCTCGCTGGCTGCACGAAGGAATGCAGTTCAAATATCGAGTATGACGGCCTCGATGGTGAGGCGCTGCATCGTGCCGTGCTTTCCGATACGTCGATCGGGTTCATTGCTGAGCAGATCGGTAAACATCTCGGCGACTGGGGAAATTTCTCGAAGCCCTCTACGGCGAACTCGGTCTCCACGTCCGCCAAAGCGCCTGGCTAAACACCGCGCCGGAGAGGGCCAATAACGACAGGTCAGAAACTCCGCCGATATCGCGCATCGAGAGACTGCGCGAGGAGCGCGGCGAGCACTACGAGCCCGACATGCCGCCGATAGATAGCGCGAGCTATCTGATCTCTTATCTTTTCGAGATCGGACCAACTGTGGCCGCCGGTATGGGCGCGGGACCGATCACGCATGAAGAACTGCGCGCGTGGATGGACCTGATCGGAATCGAATTGCAGCCATGGGAAGTGCGATTCCTGCGGCGTTTGTCGCGCGATTATCTGTCCGAATCGCATCAGGCCGAAAAGCCAGACCGACCGGCGCCGTGGCAGCCGGAAGATCGATCGCAGGAAGAGCGCGAAGCCGTGGCAAGAAAAATACGCAACACCATGAAATCGCTGCGCGCACTTGCGATATAACGGCGAGGGGGAAAAAATGGGAATCAAAGCCGGCGAACTCTATCTCGATATGGGGGCTGATCTATCTCAACTCGCCGAGGATCTGCGCGAGGCGAAGCGTGCCACCGGCGAGGCGATGAATGACATCGGAACGAAGATCGGTTCCGGTTTCGCCTCCGGATGGGAAAAAGCAAAGAAGGCATGGGATTCATTTCGCGATTGGATGGAACGGCAGATCGTCATCTGGGGGATCGCACTCGCGGTGGGCATCTCCGCCGCGGTGCTCGGTGCAGTCTATGCTGCGTTCAAAGGCATCAGTTTCGCGGTGGGCCTGCTCACCGGCGAAAGCTACAAGAGCGCGAACATCGACGCGCTCGCCGCAACAAATCGAGAAGTGAAGACGCTGCAGGAAATTCTCCCGCTCACAGCGGTGGGGGCCTCCGCGCTCAACGAAGCGCTCAAAGTGCAGGGCACGAATGCATCCGAGTACGCCGAGACGATCAATCGGGTCAGTACGTCGATTCATACGAATACCGAGGAACTCGATCGGCTCGGGGTGAAGTACGGCAGCACCGATGAGGCGCTGAAAAGTGCTGCTGCCGTTCTCGCGACCTATAAAGCCGGGTGGGACCGCAATCAGGCGGCGCAAGCGATCGGCATGGGCACCGAGAAGCAAATCCATGATGCGCTCGCCATCACCGCGGCGAAACTGGAAACGGCAAAAGACAGCCTCGTGTCTTATGGCCTGGTCATCGGCGACGGAACGCAAAAAGCCGTCGCCGAGTATGAGCAGTCGATGCGCGAATTCCAACGCGAGACCGATCTCACCGGCGAAGGATTCAAGCGCGCGATCGCCGACAACATCATGCCGCTTCTGACCGACCTCGCGGACTTCTTCAAGGGCGGATTCCCGATCGCGGTGCAGGCATTTCGCTATTCGATTGCGATCATCACTTCGCTGTTCTATGGCCTCAAGACGGTGGTATTCATTATCACGGAATCCATCGTCGGTGCGTTCGATGCGATCGAAATTGGACTCACGAAGGGATGGAAAGCGGCGAAGGAAAGGCTCAATCAGATCGGGACGAACATAGAGGAACAAGCGCGCCGGAATAGGGCTGCGATGCTATTGGCCTTCGGCGCCGATAGTCTGACCGCAGGAGAAGCGCCGAGCGGTTCGCCTTCCGGCGGTAAGCCGTGGGTCGGCAACCCAAAGGACCAAGCCGAAATCAGGCGCTACATCGAAGCGCTGCAGAGTCTCGAAAAGCAGATCTTCTCGCTCAACAACGAAGGCGCGGTGAGCATTGCCGTATATGAGACGACGCGCGGGAGCCTTCGCGCATTGACCGACGAGCACAAGCGGGAAATCATCGTCAAGGCGCAGGAATTCGATACGCTCAAGCGCACGATCGATATGCGCAAGATGATCTGGACCGGAATCGAGGCCGAAGGCGCGGCGCGCACCCGTTCGATTCAGAGCATTCAGGATTACGTCGTCGCGAATCGCGAGTTCAATCAGCAACAGGAATTCGAGATTTCACTGATCGGCAAATCCTCGGTCGAGAAAGAGCGCGCGAATGCGCTGCGCAAGATCGATCTCGAGCTGCGCCAACGCGTCGCCGCTCTGCCGATGGATAGCGAAGGCAACATGATGCCGGGTTCGTCGAGCGCGCTTAACGCATTGCGCGCGCAGGCCGAGACACAGAAAAAGCTCGCGCTCGAAAATATGCAGACCGGGCGCGATGCGACGCGCGACTGGTCCACAGGCACCAAGCAGGCCTTCGACGATTACATCGATCACGCCACCAACGCGGCGCAGCAATCAGCCATGTTGTTCGGCAATGCCTTCCGCAACATGGAGGATGCGCTGGTCAAGTTCGCGATGACCGGAAAATTCGAGTTCAACAACTTCGCGAATTCGATCATCGCCGACCTGATCCGCATTCAGATTCGCGCCGCAATGGCGGGGATGTTGGGGAACATGGGGTTTCTTGGCGGGCTCGGCAGCACACCGGGGTCGACCGCGACGCCAACCGACGCGGGGATATTCGGCGGCGGGATGCAGGTTGCGACGCCGGTCGCCCACGGCGGCGGTGTCATCGGCGTCGATTCCTTCCCGATGCGCAGAGTACCGGCTTCCATCTTCACCGGTGCCCCGCGCTATCACATGGGCATCGACGAGGTGCCGGCGATCCTGCAGCGCGGCGAGCGCGTCATTCCGCGCGGCGGATCGGCCGGGGTTGCGATCTCCCAGACCATCCACGTCGGCGGCAACGTCACGCAGGCGGACATCCCACAGATCCTCGCCGCCGCGCGCCAGGGTGCGGTCGCCGCCATCATTGACTCCAGGCGCCGCGACCCGAACGGAGCCGTATGAGCATCGCCTATCCGCTCGCGCTGCCGGCCACTCGCGCCCCGAGCCGGATCGATTTTCGTGCCGAGTCGCAGATCGGTGCGACCGAATCTCCGTTCTCGTTCTCGCCGCAGACCTACGTCTGGCCGGCCGAGCGGTGGCTGGCGAGCCTGTCGTGGGGCCCGCTCACGCGCGCCGATGGCGATGACGTCGAGGGTTTCCTACTCGCGCTAAACGGGCGCGAAGGGAATTTCCTGCTCGGTGATGCGCTGCGCCCGGCACCGGCCGGCACCTGGGCCGGGCAGGCGCCGCTCGTGAACGGCGCATCACAGACCGGCAAAACGCTCGTCATCGATGGCCTGACGCCGACCACGACGACCGGGCTGCGCGGGGACTGGTTTCAGCTCGGCACCGGCTCGACTTCACGCCTCTATCGCCTCACAGCCGGATTCAC